TTTTGGAATTACTTGGGATAAAATTAACAATAAGTGGTTAGTAACAAAAAATAAAAAGAATCTAGGTAGATTTATAAATCTAACAGATGCTGTTATTACATTACAAGGAGAATTATCATAAACGCTAATGAATATCAAAAACAAACAAGTAATACTGCAATTTATCCAGGTGCAGACACAGGAGACAATCAAGAACTTGTATATCTAGCTTTAGGTCTTACATCAGAAGCGGGTGAAGTAGCTAGTAATATCAAGAAACTTATTCGTGATGGTCAGTATAAACCTGGTGATCTTGCTTATGAACTTGGAGATGTATGTTGGTATGTAGCTCGTCTTGCTTGGGCAATTGGTTATGACTTTTCTGATATCCTTAAACTTAATAATGCGAAACTTACAAAACGAAAAGAAGCTGGAACTATTAAAGGTTCTGGAGACTCTAGGTAATAAAGAACCTATAGCTTGTACTCATGATCATAGATATTTATTTGAACAACAAAGACAAATTATTAAAATCCTTAGAGAATTAATTTATGAAACTTTATAAAGTTCCACGTAATAGTAAAATTCGTATATTAAATAAAGAAGATGCTATAGGTCCTCCGGGATCTATAACTTTAAATTTACAAGATACTTATCACTTCGGACATATAGATGGTATGTATTCTTACTGTAAGACTCACGATGGTGTTGTTGCTCATATACCAGCATGGGCAGAGGTGGAGATTGTAAATGAAGATTGCTGAATGTAAAGTAGAACTTATTAGTTGTATGGGTACAGATCTTTCTGTAGTTAATGCTGCTAGAGTATCTTTCCATAAAGAAAGCTTCTATGAATTTGATATGGATGATCCTTTTACAGCATATCTTTCCCATAAAGATATGAAACTACTAAAGTATCTTGCAAATAATAATCATCATACTCCATTTGGACATTGCTTCTTGTCTTATAGAATTAAGACCCCTATCTTTATTGCTAGACAACTAGCAAAACATCAAGTAGGTCTTTGTTGGAATGAAGTCTCACGTAGGTATGTTGATGAAGAACCTGAATTCTTTTTCCCTAAAAAATGGCGAGGAAAGCCTTTAAATTCTAAACAAGGAAGTACAGGAGAATTTGATCCTAACCAACCTTTATATAATTTAGATATATGGTCAAGAGAAATTTGTACAAGAAGTCTTGAGATCTATAACCAGGTAATTACAGATGGTTTAGCACCAGAACAAGCAAGAATGTTTCTTCCACAAAACATGATGACAGAATGGATTTGGTCAGGATCTTTACTTGCATTCATGCGAATCTGTAATCTCCGGTTAGACTCACACACACAAAAGGAAACACAAGATGTTGCAAAAGAAATTGCTTTTTACTTAGAAAAAGAATTCCCAGAATCTTGGGGAGTATATAAAAGATTTAATGAAAACATTTGAAGAAATATGTGAAATCTTGAAAGGAACTGATGAAATAACTTTACTTGAACAACTAGATATTTCTAGTGAAGAAATTGTAGAGAAATTCAGGGATTTAATAGAAGATAAATTAGAATTCTTTCAACAAGATTTAGAAGATGAAGAAGATGATGATTCCTAAATCTTGGACTGGTAAGAAAACACAAACCAATCCAGAATTCAAAGAAAAACATAAACAAAGAAAAATAAAAAAAGCTCTAATTAATTATCTAAAAACACAAGATTGGGAATTAGAAGTCTATAATTATAATAATAAGAAAGAGACTTAATGCAGCGACAGTATTTTAATAATACATTTAGTGAGACTATCTTTAAAGCTAAATATGCTAATGGTCCCACAGATACATGGGGTAATCTCGCAGAACGTGTAGTAGAAGATGTATGTGGATCTCGTACTAAACACACACCATTAATGTCTTTGGGAGATCGACAACAACTTGTAGAATACATCAAAGATTTTAAATTTGTACCTGGAGGTAGATATCTTTGGTATGCAGGACGTAAAAATCACTATTATAATAACTGTTATTTATTAAGGGCAGAATATGATACAAGGGAAGAGTGGGCAGATTTAACCCAGAGAGCCGTCAGTTGTCTTATGACTGGTGGTGGTATTGGCATCGACTACAGCATACTACGTCCATCAGGGAAGCCATTAAGTCGTACTGGTGGCTTATCCTCAGGCCCAATTCCATTAATGCAGATGATAAACGAAGTTGGTCGTGGAGTTATGCAAGGGGGCTCACGCAGGTCTGCTATCTACGCATCTTTAAACTGGCAACACGAAGATATCTATGATTTCTTAAAAGCTAAGAACTGGACACAGCAAGTTAGAGATCTAAAAGCACAGGATTTTAATTTCCCTGCTTCTTTAGATATGACTAACATCTCTGTTAATTATGATGATGCTTGGGGATTTGATCCCAATAATCCTGTATTTCTAGCTAATTGTAAACAAGCTATGAAAACAGGAGAACCTGGTTTTAGTTTTAACTTTGGTGATAAACAAAATGAAACCCTACGTAACGCCTGTACAGAAGTTACATCTGAAGATGACTCTGACGTATGTAATCTTGGCTCAATCAATATCAGCAATATTAAGGATTTGGAAGAGTTCAAACATGTTGTCGAACTCGGTTCAAAGTTCCTTGTCTGTGGTACGCTCAGAGCCGATCTTCCGTACGACAAAGTCTACAAGGTTCGAGAAAAGAATCGTCGTCTTGGACTTGGGCTTATGGGTATTCATGCATGGCTCCTCCAACGAGGATATCAATATAATGTAGTTCCAGAGTTACATGAATGGTTAAAGGTATACGAATATGAATCTGAACGAGCAGCTAATGAACACTGTGATCACTTGTACATCTCAAAGCCAGTGGCTTATAGAGCAATCGCACCAACAGGTAAACTAAAAAACTGCCTGGCAGTGGAGTAATTCACTGAAGAATAATCTGGATGAATTCAGAGAAAAGCTAAAGTTATGCAACATAGAAATTTTATAAGAGAAAACCATCGTTGGACTTCCACAGGAGTTGGACAAATTTCTGGTACTCTTATGACCTATCTCCGAAGGAAGGCCAAAGAACGTACTCTGCCTTTTGAAATAACAGCAGAGCAATTATGGGAATTATACAATCAACAACAAGGCTTATGTGCTTTGTCTGGTATTCCCATTACATTAACAACTATAGTTAATAAACAGCACAATTTAGATAAAACTCTAATGTCTGCTTCTTTAGATAGAATTGATAATTCTAAAGGTTATTATATTGATAATGTACAATGGATACATAAAACGCTAAATGCAATGAGGCGACAGTATTCTATTGAAGAATATGTTTATTGGTGTACTTTGGTTGCTAACCATGCTAACCCTGAGCCAAACCGTAATGGTGACATAGCGGAAGGTGCAACGACTAGGGATCGAGACTTACAAGTTGGTAATATCCCCAAGAGCGTCCAGCCCCAGATGACAGAAGAAGAGATGGCGTGGATGACACGTAATTATTACTTCTCTGGGTGAAGATATAGTCTGAGCTATATGGAAACATATAGAAGTATGGATAAAGAGCCATACGATAACACAACTGACAATTGGTATCCTCGCAGGAACAACTACTGGTATTGAACCACTGTTTGCAGTTGCTTACAAACGTCGTTATCTCACTAATGGAACAAAATGGAAACATGAATTTGTTATTGACTCCACTGCTGACTTATTAATTAAACAATATGGAATCAACCCTGATCATATAGAGACTGCATATGGATTATCCAAAGACTACGAACGACGAATCAAGTTCCAAGCCGACATACAAGATTACGTTGATATGTCAATCTCAAGCACCATTAATCTCCCAGCTTGGGGAACTAAAGAAAACAATGAATCTCGGACGCAGGACTTCTGTAACACTTTGGCAAGATACGCGCCGAGACTCCGTGGGTTTACATGTTATCCAGATGGAAGTAGAGGAGGTCAGCCCTTAACAGAAGTACCTTATGAAGAAGCATTAAAACATAAGGGTATTACTTTTGAAGAGAATGTAGATCGTGCTTGTACCTCAGGAGTTTGTGGTGTATAGCAGACTCTTAGGGTTTTCTTTAATAACAGGATTTAGTATAGGATTAGAATTTGTACATTTAACTAAACAATTAATTAGTATTGCTTTAGATTTAGGTATAATCCGTATTATGTTTGTACAACAAAAAATAGCTAGTTAAAAAAATAAAGCCCCAATTAAGGGGCTTTATTTTTACTTCTTAGGTTTTACACGTTTACATGTCATAATATTCTCCTAAATTAAAAAGGAATTTCATCATCCTTAGGAAAAGAGAATGGTTTAAACTCACCAGATTTGGCTTTAGCTAATTCCTCTTCTATTCTTTGTTTATAAGATAAATTATCCATTTCTCTTTGCATTATATCTAAATCAGTCCAAGTCTCTAACTTAGGAACTTCTTTAGCAGGTACTGCTTTAGATATACCTTTCCTAAAAGAACCATTTGGAGATGAAATTAAATAGGCATTACTAGGAACATGTACACCCTTAACATTATTTAACCTAGCTAAATGATTTGGGACCCACATTTCCATATACTGAGCAATACCTTGAGGATCACGTCTTATTTTATCATGTTCCCAATCTGATCTATTTTTATCAAATAATGCTCTTTCTAATCTAGATGTATTACCTAACATATCATCAGAAGAAAATGCTGTTTTCACAAAAGGATGAAAAGAATCTCCTAAAACATATCTACTTTGGTCCTTAACTAGATCTGACATTTCAGCATGAGTATTACCAAATCCTGTAGCTGTCCCTTCATGGGTATATTTTGGATTATATATATGTCCATATACAGGATTCTGTTTAGCTAGAGATTCTGAATATTCTGGTTTTAAACGTCTTGTCTCCAATTCATGTAACTGTTGTTTTATAAGTTCTAAATCTTGTATATTTTCTGCATTTGTTTGATTGTTTTTAAGGTATTCCATTCTAACTTTTAAATAGTCTAAAAGTTTATCGTTAGCTGGTTTAATCATTTCCATAGGATACGGGAAACCACCTAATTGTTTCTCAACTTCTATCCTTTGCTTCCAAGCTTCAGGATGGTTTTTACCAGCAAGTTCCATTTGATTTTTAAATTTACCAGACTTTATAATATCTGACCATTTATCAAATGGTACATTAATAATTGGAGTACCAGTTTTATACCAATCCTGAAATACCTTAGCTAAACCCTGAGCATTCTGCATAGCCTTTGAAGGTATATGAGCACCCTCAGCTTCACCACTATACATAGCCATAGGAGATATAGCTTCAAACATTGCCTCTAACATTCCTGTGTTATTTTTATATACTTTAGCTCTATCAGCAATACGTTGTAAAGTAGGTCCTGCTTGTCCTTTGGAATCCACAATTCTTTTCTGATAGTTTCTTTCAGCATCAGTAGGAAGATTTAAATATCCTGCCATTATTGTCTCCTAAAATTAAATAATCCCTGATGCTCAATCTTTCTAACAGAAGATAGATTGTTAGGAACCTTACCCTTGTTGTTTGTAACCTCTCTAATATCAGCAGGAACTAAAGCTTTGTATGCTCTTGTTTCAAGTTGATTCTTAATATTAGCATCTGTAGCCCCTAGTTCTATAAGTTTATCTAGATACTCAGGTTTCAGAGTCTGATTATAAAGTACAAACATTCTCTTGATTTTGTCATTAAAGGCTTTAGTTCTAAACTGATCTTCAATCTTTTGATCAGTTTTAAACCTTTCCTCTGTAGACATATTACCCATCCAATGTGCTACTTTTTCCTTTGGTCCTTCTTCCATAAGAGCAGAACTATCAGAACCAGAAGCAATCATATTAGTATCCTTACCCATTACAGTAGTCTTATTAGCCCCTGTAGCTTCCATAAGAGCATTCTTCATAGGACCACGCATAGCTACATCTGTAATACCCTGTTTTAATTCATTCTTAGGAACATCTGTAACAAGACTCTTTGTTAAAGTCTTAGCACCAGAAGCCATATGAATAATATTAGAATGAACAGGCATAAGCCTTCCTGCTTCTCTTGCTATTTCAGTAGCAGCTTTATCACCTTCAACCATAGAAAGAAGAACTGATAACATAGTACCAGGTAAAGTCTCAGTAGTTCTAGCAGAAGCACCAATATCAATACCAGTTTGTTGTGAAAGAACACCATAAGCAATAAGTTTAGTTAAAGCAT